CTTCTGAGATTTTCCATCTATCAACAGTTACATAATCACCTGTTGTGGTTACTGCTGAAGTAGAGCGTTGCCATATCTGCATATCACCATTAATAATTAAATTTTTAAAATAGTTATTGTTTTCTATAAATGGTGCTTCTACTTTTGTTTGTGTCATAAATTATCCTTTTTGTGCTATCAGCCAATCTTTATAAGCAGTCTTTGCCGAATCAGTCCAAGCTGCATTTGCAATTGCTTGTACGTCTGCATGTTCACCAGAAATGTCTGTATCAGCCCATGTATTAGAGTCGCCGCTAATACTGCCTGAGTGTAAAACATGTCGATGAACAGAACGTGATAATTCAGTTCCATCTTCTTTAACAACAGTATCAGTTCGTACTTGAACGTGTTTATGTTCTCCCACAACTTCTATTTGTTGTATTACTGTTTCTTTAGTTAATGCCATTTTGTTTCCTCCTTAAAATTATTCAACATAGTACACCACTGCAAACTGTGCGTATGAATTTGATCCTACACTATCAAGTCGTGCTGCTGAATATCCAGTGCCTCCTCCATCGTGTTCAACAAACTCAATTACTGTTGCGTTTTGACCAACAAGGCCTAGAACGTTTTCTTCAGTTGTAGCTGGATTATTATAGTGGTTAAATTGTGTTCCAATATATCTAGTTCCTGTAACGTTTGCTGAGGTAAAAGGTAAACCTTCTATTCTAAAAAAATCTCCTGAGTTATCTATTGTTCCTGATGTTGTGCCTCCAGCAATAGAGAAAAACACATGAACCATTCTGCCGACTTTTGTATAAGTAGCTAACCTTGTTCCACCAGTTATCGTATTTGCATTTGATTTAACAACTGGTGTCCATGTTCCTTCTTCGTAATCATCAAGTAAGTTAGCTGCTGTAGCAGTAGTTACTCCTAAGTGTATGCCATGACCTGACCCAGAAAAAGTTATGTTTCCATCTGTCAATGTTAGACCATCAGCTATAACAACATTGTTTCCTGAAGTACTTTGAATTTTTAATCTATCTGTGCCTCCAGTTTTAAAATCTATCTGGTCATCGGTGTCCGCGCTTATTGTTGTATCGGCATCTGCATCAAGAATAATACCATCAGATAATCCATTGACATCTACTTTTGATGCTAGTGTGCTTGGCACTGCACCGCTTGTGTGTATAGCATATCCTTTAATACCAGATAGTATCGCTGTGCCAACTATTGTTAGTGTAGTGCCTGATACTGTAAAGTTTGTTGTTGGTTGTTGTATTACGTTGTCAACAACAACTATTAATCCGTCCTCTGAGAAAGGTGCCTTTGATAATGTAAATGTTGTTGCACTACCGTCACCTGTAAAGGTGTCAGTAACATAACCTGAAAAAACATCAGCTGGTAATTGTTGTCCTATATAACTCATATTCCTGCTATCCTAAATCCATGAAATCTTGTTCTGTTATCTGTGCTTGCATTACTTTGGTTAACATTTAATGTGCCACTACTTGCGATATCTGATTGAACTTTAACTTCCATGGCATCGCCTGCTGCCATACTTTCTATGTGTGATATTCTAGCCATATATGCTGATGAAGCCTCACCACCTGTAATGTCAAAAAGTTCAGTTGCTGCCACGTTAGCAGCCGAACCACCACTTGGTGTTTTATATAAATCTAACTCACAAGTATCAATATCATTACTTGATTGCACAAATAATTCACACTGAAATAAATATAAACCTGGCTTATCAGATGGGCATGTAAATTTGTTACTTGCAAATGCAGCGTCTGTGTCAAAGTCTTCTGTATCAAAAGTAATTGTTGTTAATGTGTTATCACTAACAGTTTGGTCTGCTGACTTTGTCGCTGCAAAAGCTGGTGTATTTATTGTTGCAACCATTAGACATCTATTTCCATTACAGATATAGTACCTGATATTTTATCAGCTACCGAACAATCTATTTTTATAGCATCTGTAGTTTCTAAAACAACTTTACTTGTACCTAAAACATCTAGCGCTCCGCCTGCAGGTATTGGTGCGTCTTTGACTAAAAAAGAAGTGCCGTTTGTAACATTGTTTGCACCTCCTCTACTTCCTGTGTCACTAACTACTTCTACCTCAGCAGTCACGGTTGACCCGTGAATATTTGCTAAACGTAATCCAAGTACAACAGCTGTTTTACTACTAGCCACAGTGTACGCAGTGTATGCTGTACCTGCAGAAGCTGGTTCTGCTGCAAATGATATTACTTTAAATGTGTTTGCCATTTTTCCTCCTTATCCTAATGCAATAGCTAGGGCTGTAGCGCCGCTGTCAGTATACGTGCTTATGTCCGTCATCGCAACTTGTTTCATGCCTACGTCAGCATCATTTAAAACTATTCTATCAGCATCTACTAAAGTAGTAGAGCTAGCGGATGTCCCAGCATCCATAATATTTAATTCTGCAGCTGTTGCTGCGACGTTTGTGCCACCTATGTCTAAAGTGGTTACAGATATTTCTCCAGCTACAGTTACAATTCCATCAGCAACTGTCATTAAATCAGTGTCATCAGTATGACCAATTGTGGTACCATTAATAATTACGTTATCTACAGTAAGTGTTGTTAGTGTTCCTAAAGAGGTAATATTTGATTGAGCTGCACCCGTTACAGTTGCCGCGGTACCAGATACATTTCCTGTTACATCACCGGTTAATGGCCCTGCAAATGCATCAGAAGTAACTGTACCATCAAAATAAGCATCTTTAAATTCTACACCAGAACTCCCTAAATCTAAAATATTGTCTGCTCCAGGTGTTAATGCACCATCTGTTAAAATTAGTTGTTTTTCATTCCCAGCATAAAAGTTTATTGTATCTGCTGTTTCAAAATCTATTTTAGTTTCGTCGTCTTCACCTATTTTAATATCAGTAGCTAATAAAGAAGTTATACCAGTTTGTGCAGCATCCACATTTAATGTGTTTGTAGATAAAGATATACCTGTTCCTGCCGTTAAAGCTGTTTTTGAAATAGCTATGGCTGCTGAACTATTAACATCTGCATCAACAATAACACCTGACCCAATAGAAGCTGTACCATTAGTTGCTATTGCAATATCACCAGAAATAACTACAGGATTAAAATTAGTACCATCTGCAATTAAGGCTGCACCACTTGTGTTTGTATTCATGGTAATATCATCACCGGTTACTGTGAGATCACCTGTAACTGTTAGATTACGACCTATTGTTGCATCATTATCACCGTCTTCAAATACAGCTTTACTTGCTGGCAATGTGCAAAATACATCTTTAGTACCTGAAGAAAAATCTACAGCACTATCACTGTTAGAACTGGAGATAGGTGTTGTACGAGTAAGATCAGAACTATCACCATCTAATGTACCAAGACCAACTTCAAATTCATTTGCTGCTCTGTGGACAATAGCATAGTAAACAGTATTACTATTACCAATACCTGCTGCGAAAGTTTCAAAACCAGATACAGCTCCACCAAGCGCAACAGCGCCCGTGCCTGTTGTAGTTGTGGTTTCTCTAACTCTATCGTTAAGAACTAGTGCCATATTTTATTCCTTAAGCAATTCTAATTATAGCTGCAGTAGCACTTGCTGCTGGGAACTGGACTACAAAGTCTCCGTTCGTTGCAGTTTTTGTGCCGCCAAAGTCTAAAACCAAGCAAGCTTTATCACTATTAGTATCGTTATAAATCAAAGCACCAGTTGCAGATAGTGTTACTGATGAAAAAGTTTCATCTGCAAAATCTACGTAAGCTGTCGTACCACTTGTTGCAACGGCTTGACTATCCAAAGCTTGCCCTGCAGTAGTATAACTTGTACCTGTAGCAGAAACTTCGTTAGTAGTAGTGTAAGCAGTTGATGATGCACTAAAGCCAGTAATATCTGTATAAAGTGCAATTTTAAAACTGTTACCACCCGATGCAAAATTGTGTGTACCAGACAAAAGTTCTGACTTAAACGATGTAGGTATAATATTTGCCATATTTAATCTCCTTATAATTACGGTGTTGGTGTTTGTATTGGGATGCGCAAAGCACCATCTCTGTACTCGTCCCTGCGTCTTCGGCCTTGTTGTTCAGCCGCAAACGTTTGAACAGCCTCTTGATAAGCTGTCTCGTACATTTGTAACATATTTTCTGGACCTTTCAAGTATTTAAAGGCTTCGGACAAACATGCATACAAAAGTAAATCTTGTGCATACGTAGAAATCTCAGTAGTTGTAGAATCAGCAGTAGTTATGGTTTGTGGGTGTTTTATATAAGCCATTGTTAATGAGTAAGCTGCTCCAGGTGTCGGTGCAACCACCCACGTATCAGCATCCCAATGAGCATAATATTTAGGTATTGCATAATCATCTGAGTTATCAGGATCAGCTGCATACGTTGCTATAAAGGATTGGTCTACTTGTTTTAGATAAACTTGATCAGATGTAGTAGAATCAGTAATTTGAATAGACCTAATAATCCGCGTTCCACTAGGCACGGTAATATATCTATTACCAATGGTTGTTTCTGAAGTTGCATAGAATTTAGTATCATCAGAATCTACTGTTCTAAAAATTCTGTTCTCTGCATTTTTTATAATATCATTAACTACTGAATCAGTTAATACCGTGTCACTAACTTCTGTATAGTTTCTAATTGCTGTTCTTAATTGTGCTAAAGTAAATGCCATATTAATTAGTTACTGAAACAGGGCCCGCTGAAGCTCTGCCTCCTCCTCCTTTTGTATTACCAGTTGTTGCAGTATCTGAAGATACACTAAAAGTGTATGTATCGTCATCAACTTTTGTTATAGAATACCCAGATGAATTTTCTAAATTAGCTTTTGTTATACCATCAAAACTATCTACATCTCTAAATCTAACTGTATCACTAGACGATCTACCATGACTTCTTTCAATAACTGTAATTGTGCTTGAACTTGACGAACCTGTTTTAAAAGCATTACGTCCTAGTAAATTAGGAACTGCTGTTTCATCTCTATCTGTTCTAACTTGTTGCAACGCAATTCCGTCAGCCGGATGTGGACCAGGTTGAACTTGTGGTGCTTTTGCTTCAAACTCTGACGTGTGCACAAAAGATCCATTCCATTCAAACACCATTTCATTATATGGAAAAGCCATTCCACTTCTGTCTGATATTGCTTTAGCATATTTTCCTGTTGCAAATTTTGGCATCTACGTCCCCGGATAATAAGTTTGTGGTGTTATGTATGTGCTAGATGAAGAACCATCTTCAACTAATGCACGATTAAATTCATCTTCATACAATAATTTCATTGGTTGTACTAATTCTGGTCTGTATTTTTGTGATAAGTAAAAAGATAAACCAGAAACCATACAAGGAACAAATCTATACGGCAAATCTACAGTGTTTGTAAATTTACCTGCATCTTGAATTCTTTTAACATAATAAATATGAGCGTCTTTAGATGCTGCTGTAGAGTCAGGTGTTGGATAAAAAGTAATTGTAGTTTTATCAATAAATCTTTGTACAAAATATTGGTTAGGTGTTCCTTTAGATAATTTATTAGAAATAGCAGAATAAGTTGATCTATTAATTTTAGTT